AGATTCATGCGCCGGCCCGGATTTTACCTAAACGCACAAAATGGACGATAGCGTTGCAATTGACCTCGACTCGCTCTTTTCCCGCCAGGAAACAAGCGACACCTTGGAATGTCCAACAATCGCGGAAAAGCCGGGCATGATAAAACGCCGGTTGAAGCGTGAAATGTTCAACAAAGACCGAAAAAAGGTCATGTCGGAAATTGTGGAAAGGTTGCCGGAGCCGGGGGAATCGTTCCACATAATGACCAACGGGAAATTCGATTTTTACGATGTGATCCCGCGGGTTTTAGAGATTGGAAAGATGCACGGGGCGAAAGTATCCGCCGCAACATGGTGTTGCAATCGCCGGTGCGCGTTGGATTTGCTCGACCTCATCAAAACCGGGAAGATTGCCCAAATGGAATTGATCGTCGGTCTTTATCTGAAGCGACGAGAGCAGGCAGTTTTTTCCGCCCTAGCAAACGGGTTTATTGAATACGGGCAAAAACTACTGGCAACCGAATGCCACGCAAAAGTCATAACGATAGAACATGAAAAAAACCGCTTCACCATCGAAAGTTCCGCCAACTGGACAAGCAACCCCCGAATTGAGCAATTCGCAATCATCAATGACCAGGGATTGCATGATTTCCATCGGGAATGGATCGGAGAATCTTTCAACCGGTCAAATCAGCAATGACGACGCGAAAAAGTTGATTCGCCTGGCAACAATTGGCGCAAGTCGCATAGAATTGACAGAGGCAATGTCGAGTTGGGAACCCGACCAGGCGGCGACCGGTTGGCGGATCATCGCGGCGTATTTCTCGACCTTGGGCGAAGTAAACCCAAAGATCGAAACGGGGAAAGCCCTTGCCCGATATGAATTTTTGATGGGGCAATGCGTAAAAATCCAGGACTGGAAGGGCGCATTGGCGGCACAAAAGGAAATTGACAAAATCACAACCAGGCTTGCTTGATGGACTATGAGAAACTAGCGCAAGATGCGGCAAAGTCCGTTTCGATCAATTCCGTTTCCGGAAAGGAAATGACGGAAATTTTCGGAATCACCAAAGGCCGGGTTTCTCAACTTGCCAAAGAAGGAGTTTTCATCCGGGCCGGCGAGACTGGATATGACCTGAAGGAATGCGTCAGGAACTATTTGCGCTTGAGCCGAACCGCGGCGGCATCCGCTCCATTGATAAAAGCAAAAGTCGCCAAGGCTGAAGCGGATGCCAGAGTTGCAAAAATCGCCGCGGACATAGCGGAGAGGGAATCAATAAAGGTTTCCGAGGTTGAATCAATCGTGGAGGACATCGGAGTCACGATCCGCGGAACCTTGCTTTCCATGCGCCAGACATTGCCGGAAAGACTCGCCGGGCTGAATGCGGAAAGCATTGCTTTGATTTTGGATGAGGAGATTGCCCGAATCATGCGGCTTTTGTATGACGCAAGAATCTAAAAAACAGGATAAGAACCTGGAGGAATCCAGGCGGAAGATAAAAAGCGCAATCTTCCGCGTTTTCCGCCCCCCGTCTAACCTAACTCCGAGCGCATGGGCATCGGGCAGGGTGGCGATCGCGGACGGACTAACCCCGAAATATGATGTGGTGAATGCACCCTGGCAACGCGGCCCACTTGACGCAATAGCAGACCCAAAGACAAAAGAAGTGGTGTATCTCGCGCCAATCGGAACCGGGAAAACGACATTCATGGAGGCAGGATTGTCCTATGTGATTTCCGAAGACCCTGGCCCGACATTGCTTGTCGGGCAGACAGACGACGACCTCAAAGATTGGGCAGAAACGCGAATGGATTTTGCGATAAACAACACACCAGAGGTCGCAGCCCTGCTTCCAAAAGACCGGCACAAAAAGCGGAAAATGGAAATCCTTTTTCCGACAATGTCTTTGTTCATGACCGGCGCGAATCTGTCCGGCTTGCAGTCCAAATCTATGCGGCGGGTATTTTGCGATGAGGCTTGGCAATACAAACCCGGAATGCTCAATGAGGCGCGGGGTCGATTGCATGACCGATGGAACCGGCAACTTTTCATTTTATCGCAAGCCGGTGTTGTCGGGGATGACCTGGACAAGGCATGGAAAAATACCGACCAACGCGAGTTCAGTTTTCCCTGCCCGGAATGTGGACTTGTCCAACCTTGGCTTTGGTCAAATGTCATTTTCGACGACAACGAAGAGTTGGACAACTACGGAAGGGCGAAGACCGCAAGGTTGCGTTGCGCGTCGCCTGATTGCGGATGGACTTGCCCGGACGAAATCCAACCGCGCCGAGCATTGGCAGAGTCCGCGGAATATGTGCCGAGCGCAACTGGGTTGCCGGGTCATGCGGGATTTCATTACAATGTCCTGTGCAATTGGCGCAAACCATTGTGGGAATTGGTGTTGCAATGGTTGGAGGCTAAAGCGGCAACTAGAAGCGGGAACATTGACCCGTTGAGACAATTCTTGCAAAAACGATTGGCAGATCCTTGGGAGGAAGATTTGACCGATAACCGGGAAGCACTAGTTGGCAACGGATATGTCACCGCAGAATTTGCCGACGGGAGGCAGATCGAAGAAGAGGCATTTCGTTTCCTTACAATCGACAAACAAAAAGACCATTTTTGGGCCGGCGTGAGAGCATGGAAAGCAAACGGGGAGTCGAAGCAACTTTGGTATGGCAAACTTTTGACTTTCGACGACATCACCGAAACCAGCAAAAAATACAAAGTCAAACCGCAATTCGTCTTTGTCGATGCTCAATATGACACCGACCAAGTTTATTCCGCTTGCGCCCGGATGGGTTGGACTGCGCTTCACGGATCGGGGCAAAAGTCTTTTGCATACAGAAAACGGACTGGGGATATTGTCCACCGGGCATTCACACGCTTCCAGGAGGCAACCGCATCGCACGGGGGGCGGGCTAGATATGCCCATTTTGCATCCGACCGGATTAAGGACATTCTACACGCTCACCGGATCGGAAAGGCCGCGGCCTGGGATATTCCGGACGATGTTTCGCCGGATTTCATCAAGCAAATTGATTCGGAGATAAAAAAAGAGATGCAAAACAGCAAAACCCGGCAAATTGAATACCGATGGGTCAAAACCAGGAACAACAACCACGCGTGGGATGTTGAAGCAATGCAAATTGTGGCGGCATTGATGCTCCGACTCATTCCCGGCTTTGATGTTTGACATTTTCCAAAAAGTTGATGCCGTCCAACGCAAAAGACATTGCCAGGAATCTTTTTTATTACGCAAAAGGCAACCCGCAGCGGATTGCTGCAATCCAATCCGCATTTGACGCGGCAATGACTGGGGCTTTGACCAAGGGCGGGATGGATATGATAACCGCAGCCAGCAAAAACAATGTTTCCATGTCAAAACTTGCCGGCATGAATGAAACAGACCGGCAAAACGCATTGCGATGGGCTTTGCAATACCTTATAGCAGGCTTTGTCCCGTCTCAATCCCGGTCGATTGGTCGCTTTTTCTAACAGACAAACAAAATGGCAATCCTAGATCAGTTCGGCAGGGCGACAAATTACAAAGCGGCACGGGCGGCGCAACATAACTCGCATCGACCCTGGGAACCCGTCCAGAAAAAAGACATTGCCGACCTTGTGCCGGCAAACGACCGGGTCACGCTGCAAAGCCATGCCAGGCGAATATATTTGAATTTTGGGCCTATCAAAAACGCTATCAATCAGCGTTCGATGTATGCGGTCGGCAGGGCTTTTGTTCCGATTTACAAAGGCAAAGATGAAGAGTTCGGTGCGGCAGCTACCAAGTTTTTGACCGATGTATTCTATCGAATCGGGGACACCCGCGGCGGAATGCACGATTTCAAAACAAACTTGTTTGGTTGGTCTTCCTCAATTGATGTAGACGGGGAGATTTTCATTTTACTCACGGAAACGGCAACCGGTTTTCCGCAATACCAGGGGATACCATCGCACAGAATAGCAACCCCGAAAGGCTTAAAAGACGGAGAAATCGTCCGCGGCGGCATCCTCCAGGACGGAATCACCTATTTCCAAAGCGGAGAAGCAAAAGAGTATGCGTTTTGCGACAAAAACGGGAACCTCGACCAATGGCTTGCCGCGGAAAATGTCATTCATTTGTTCGATCCGGAATGGCAATATCAGTCGAGGGGGCTAACTGCCCTGGCCCATTGCATCAACGATTGCCGGGATATGATCCAGTCAACCGAATGGGAAAGGTTGGCGATGCTCCAAATGTCGTCAATTTCGCTCATTGAATACAACGACAATGGCGGCCCGGATCAAGACGACCCGTTCAATTCGCTTGTTGGAACCCCGGACACAGACGCGGGTATGGTTGTTGAATCCCTGGACGGGGGTTCGGTTCGATACTTCAAATCCAATTCCGGCGGGAAAATTGAAACATTGGTGAACAATCGCCCCGGAAATCCGTTTTTGGATTTTCACAACAGACTTTTGAAGTCCGCATTTGCCGGGCTTACCTGGCCGATGGCATTTTATGACGGACAGGCGGCAGGCGGAGGAACCGCGCAGCGCACAGAAATTGCAATGGCTCAAAGGTCAATCGAAGATCGACAAGACCTGCTTTTTTATGCGGCGAAAAGGATCATTGGCTATGCAATCGCAAAAGCTCAAAAACGGGGCGACCTCCCGCCGGCTGCGGATTGGTTCGACTGGGAGTTTTCTACCCCGCCCAAATTGACGATTGATGACGGGCGCATCACAAAAGAATTGGAGGCACTTTGGAAAATGGGGGCTGCGAACATGAGGGACATCGTATCCATGCGCGGTAAAACACTCGAATCGCATTACCAGGAAAGAGCGCAAGAAATCGCATTGCGGAAACTCGCAGCGAGGCAGGCCGAAGAGACATATGGTGTGACCATTGACGACCGAGAGATGGCGATGTTGACACCCAACGAAATGCCACCCGATGCCGCTCAACCTTAAACCGACGGAGGCTATGGCTGCGGAAGCGGCGCGGGGGCTAAAGTGGCGCGAAGAATACAACCGGGGCGGAACCGCGGTTGGCGTTGCTCGCGCAAGGGACATTTCCAACCGAGCCAACCTTTCCGAGTCCACCATCAAGCGCATGGTTTCATATTTTGCCAGGCATGAAGTAGACAAACAGGGCAAAGGTTTTTCGCCAGGCGAAGAAGGCTACCCATCCGCCGGGCGGATTGCCTGGGCTTTATGGGGCGGCGACCCTGGAAAATCATGGGCCGAAGAAAAAGCCCGACAAATTGACAAAGACAACGAAAGCAACGGAATGAAAATTGAAATTCAAAACAAATCGGGAGTTCTAAAACTCAACTCCGGAGTCAACAAGGAATCCGCGGACAAGCTAATTGACGACCTCGACCGGCTTTATGGTCAATCCGCGGTTCTGGCTCAAATGTCGATTGGCGACATCGTTTGTTCGTCCGATGATGCCTTGGAATCCGTCGAAGTGGAAATCAATTCGCCCGGCGGATCAGTTTTTGAAGGTCAACGGATTTACAATGCCCTGCGTTCAATGTCTGCCCGTGGAGTTCAAGTCACGACCAGAGTCAACGGACTGGCAGCATCTATGGGCAGCGTCATCCTGATGGCAGGCGACAAAAAAGAGATGACAGCAGGCA